CTGCAATCAAATCATCAAAATGTAGTTCGTCTGCTTGTGTTGCTTCGCCTACTAGTTTATAGATATACGGAAATACATCTTTTAAATCTTCATTAAACTGTTTGATAGTAAGTTGATCAATCCAGTTACTAGCAACATCAGCAGGAACTTCAGATTCTTCTATAACTACAAATTCTTCAAGTGCTTCTTTGTACATTGTAGGTTTTTGTAGTGTTTGTATTCTTTTCTTGACTGTAGTAATACGTTCATTTACTGTACCCATGTGTTCTGCTAGACTTTCAGCCATTACACTACTACGACCCATGTAAGTTTTGAACTTGCGGAGATTTGAAAGTTCTTCACTTAGGCTTGTAATATGTTTGCCAAAGTCATCGTAAGGATGACCACCTTCACTAACATGAATAGCCATTGCTCTTGCACCACTAAGATGTTTAAACGGATATTTAAATTTTTCACCTTGTGAGTTTTCAATAAAAAGAGATCCTATCTTTTTATTTCTACTTTCACCTTCGATAATATTACCTGTGTGTTTTATTGAAAGTTTAGCACTTCCAAACTTTTGAAAGCTAGTTTTGTGAGTGCCATACATTTTTGACTCTGCCATTTGTGTTTCTCCGCGATTTACTGCCATGCTTGCATAATCTCTTTTTGTAAAGTTAGTTCTGTTAATATCTCTAACTTCAAAATTTAATAAACGTTTTTTTGAAAACATTCGCATTTGTTTTAAAAAGTTAAACCAGTCTTTAGTTTCTTCATCTCCAACTTCTTCTGTAAAGTCTTTGTTGTACATTATAGTTACGCCAGATTTTTCATCTAGTGAAACGCTTACTTTACCCAAGTTAGTGTTTTGACTTTTAAAATCAAATTCGTAAAATCTTGCAAGACTAGGAGCACTTGTTAAATTTCCTTCTGCATCACCTGTAGTAACGCTGGAATAACGGCCTCTAATCTCATTAAAAAGTTGTTCTGCTACTGTATCTAAATTTCTCATTGTATACTATTTATCAATAACTGCTACTAACAAAGATCGGCATTGGCATTTCATAATCCTCATCTGCTTCAATCTGATTAAATGTTTCATACACTGTTGGATCCCAGTCTTTCATTACACTCATAATTCGTAATGTTAATAATAAACTACTAACTAGATCATCATGGTGTCCGGGCTTTGCTTGAAAACTACTACCTGATGCAATGTATGCTTTTAGTTCACTAATCAATGCTTTGCTGTTTAAAGTAAGTTTGTTACTCTCAACCATTGTTTTAAGTCTAGCACATGCTGTAGTTTTACTGCTGTGTGTTGTATTAAATCCCTTACGAAACTTTCTTACGTGTCCTTTTTTCATAGGCTCACTTATAAACAATCCTGGAATATTCTCTTCACCAAAATCATTGATAACAAGCAAACATGCTTCACCTATTCCATTGTTTTCCACACTCCAGTATATGTTGTTAGTAGATTTTGTTTCTGTTTCGATATATTTGCATACGTCAGCAAGTACTCTAACTTGCCCCGGTATAGCTGTAAGATTATGTTGCCATTCTCCTACTTGTTCATATCCAGGAAGTTCTACGATTTGTATTGCAGCATAATCTCCACCAGTGCCCATACTAGGATCAAGTGCTACTACATATGATCTTTTTGGGTTAGGTTTTTTATACCATCGTACTTGACCCATATTAATAACAGGACTAACACCTGACATTGTTGCTAGTTTGATACTGTTGATAAGTGTTTCGTCAAAGATCAAAAACTCGCAGCCGTATTCACGTCTAAACTTTTCTTCGCCAATACGTCCTATTTCTTCTTTCTTCCACTCTTCATCTCTGTCTGGATGTTCATGCCACTCTGCAATAAAACTATGAAATCCGTTTATACCTACATCTTGTTCGTTGCCGTATTCATCAAACTTTTGTTCTGCCTGTTTCCAGATAGTAGCAAACGTATCTTCATCACTGTTTGGTGTGCTAGTAATAATAGCACGACCACCTGTTGCTAGTGTAGGCGATATCGATGTCCAAAACTCTTCTGCAATGTTGGGTTGCACAAATGCAAACTCGTCACAGTATAGTAATGAAATACTCATACCACGTCCTGTATTACCTGTTGTTGTTTGACTTACAATACGACTGCCATTTTCAAACTCAATACTACCTTTGTTGTAACTTGTGACACCTGCTCTAATATGATCCGGACAAGTTTCATATACAAAACGTATGCGTGACATAATCTCCTGTGCACCTGTGTATTTGTGTGCAGCAATAAGAATAGTTTGATCTGGATTAAACATTGCAAACCATGCTAGATAGATTGCAGCACATGTAGTCTTGCCTGTTTGTCTAGGCATCATATTGATGTTGAATCTAAAACTATGATAACTATCCATTAACCCTAGCTGATATTCATAAGGATCAAACAGTAGTTTGCCTTTAGTTGGGTGTTGTATATAAGCAAACTTACGAGAAAAATGCAAGTATCCTGTATCCGGATCCATGCAGGCCAAAAGGTCTGCTATTTGTTCTTCGGTAAATGTTTCTTTTCTATTCGCCTTTTTGATTAAGACGCCGTCTAATGATGCTGCCATAATATTATTTATAGAAAAAAATAGCACCCGTAGGTGCTATTTGGGTCCGTTCGCTCAGTCGGTAGAACGTTCTTAATCTTCTTCTTTGGCTTTTTTCATTAGCATTTGAACAATCTCTTTGTTCAAAGATGATTTTTTAATGACATCGTTCATGTTGTTAGCAGCAAATCCGCTGCCACCAAACTCAGCTAATACTTCACCAAGTCTTGAAAGTGCATTTGCCATCATTAAACTAGTATCATCAGTTCCTGACATATTTGAACTCATGTCCATCATTTTGCGTCCAAGATTGTTGATGTCTTTGTGCTTGTTTTCAAAGTTACTTGGAACATCATATTCAGCAACTTCTGCATCTGCTTTTTTGTTACCAGCATCAATCATTGCTTTGATACCTTTAGACTTTTTGTCTTCGTCTTCATCTTCGCCATCACGCTGTGCAATAGCTTGACTCATTGGCTCTTCTTTGTTGCCGTCGCCATCTAAGTCTGGAAAGTCTGGCTTTGGCTCTTTTGATGCTTGTTTTTCAGCAAGTGCTTTTGTAAGCATTGCATGAATACTTTCTCTAGTATTCATTGGATTGTCGCCACCTGCTGTTGCTGGATATGATCCTTTTTCTTTGTGTAAGTCGTCACCACTTGGAATCATGTCACTTACATCGCCTGCATTTGATCTCATATATTCGTCATCTGGTTCTGTAGTTGCATCACCAAAGTTACCATCATAATCATCTTCTTCTTTTGAAATCATTCTGATAGTGTCTGCCATTGTTTCACTTGACGACTTGCCGCCGCAGCCTGCCATAAGATCTGAAGGACCATGATCGCCGCCACATACATCACACGGGCCGTCATCTTCTGGACTCGGTAACATTTTTTGATTAATATCATCAATATCAACTTCTTTTGCATCAGAACCTGCTAGTTGCATAATGCGCAGTAGTTCTGATACTTCCGATGCGCTTTCGCCATTTACACTAATGTTCATATTAGCTTCGTTTACTTTTTTCATATTAGTCTCCTGACTGTTCTTTACGAGCTGTCTCTAATTCTTTCAGCAGGTCCATTACTCTATTTTCGCCTGCCATATCCTGTGCGCTTTCGCCTTCGAGTTCTTCAACTGTTAGCTTTGCAACATATACATCAGAAGACACTTCTTCTTGATACAGCTCTTGTGGCTCATTTGGATTACGTACAATAATATGACTTTGTTTGACTCCGCAACACTGTCCGATGTACTCTTGAAGTACTTGCACTGTTGTTGGATATGTACAACTTATTTCAAAGTATGTAGCTTCGCAGTTTTCTAACTGTGGAAAGTCTAGTGGACGTTCTTGTATTGGTGTTTTTTTACCAGCTGCAATTTGCGAGCATCCGTATTTTTGTAAACTGGTTTCAAGCATATCTTCAAAGTTTTCAGGCAGCTCACCAGCTACACCAATCTTGAACTCGTATGTTTTTTTACTTTCAGTCAAATAATCAGCAAAGTTTTTCATTATTGTATCCTACGTTATGTTACTATTTATCATTGTTCATGCCTTTTAACTTCTCTAAAAGGCTATTACGATCTGAGACAACATATCCTTCCCCGTTAACTACGCCGCCATCGCCAGGGTTACTATCTTTGTCCATTTTTTCTTTTTTAAGTTGCAAGTCAATCATTTTTAGTTTCTTATCCATTTTAGCAACCTTAGCATCTAATGATGTTTTAAGCATTCCGCCAGCAACTTCAAATACTCTGCTTGCGTAACGTGATTCAACATTCATTCCTAAATCCATTAAATCGTCATATGCTTCCAATGCACGTGATGCAATGTCTTCGAGTTCGTCGTCTGCTTTTTGGCCAAGTCCTTTAACAGCTGGCAATGCACTTGCAATCTTGTCAAACTCTGCAATATCTCTAAAAGTTTCTTCTTGTGCAACAACTGCCTGTTGTTGTACTTCTTGTTTAATATCTTCGTTATCTGGAAGATTCAACATTTCTTCAAGTTTCTTTGTCATAATAACACCTATAATATGCTACTATTATTTATCTACGTTTGCCTTGATGGAAAATATCTCCTTCGTTAACAACTCTAAATAGCATTCCTTTTTGTTTACAGTAACCTCTAGCTGCTGCCCATTTTGCTTGATTAACAACATAGTGTAACTTGTTTACTTTGCTGTTGCCTAGTTGTTCTTTAAATGTATGATTTGCTGGCTTGACTTCTATTAGTTCAACGTGTTGTTTACCTGTACGATCATTGTATACTATAAAGAAATCAGGAACATATATAGTGTGTTTTCCACTTAGTGGATTTCTATAAGGAATACGAACTGCTTCACTAGCCCATTTTGTTATATTTTCGTTTGTATCGCACATACGCATAAAAGCAAATTCCCAACTACTTCTATAAGTAGGAGTTCTGCCGCCTACATATTTTTCAGGGTTTTTTAATGTATACTTGCCTTGTGCAAACCTCGACATTACAATACAACGTTTCTATTTTCGTATGTTACAATCTGATAATCTGTTGTGTAACCAAGAGCACTTACTTTGCTTCTGTTATTATTCAAAATAGCAGCTACCAGCTGACTAAGTTTTACCTCATCTAAACCTTTTAAACTATCTAATAACTCAAATATATTTTTATTTTCAGATTTAGCTTGTTGCAATAATACTGTAGTTACAGCAATAGCTGCATTATCTTCAAACTTTCTTTTTTTAAAAAATCCTAATACACTATCAACTTCATTGCTTGTAATCGATATCGATTTTGAAAAATATCTATCAAAGAATGATTTTACCTCTGCTGCACTATCAGATGATTTATTAATACTTTTATCAGTTATACTACTCATTTAGCCACCTATAATATTCTCAAGAGTGCTAGTAAATGCTGCACCTTGTAGTGTTGGGTCTACTCTATAGTTATCAACAACTGCCTGTTGTAGTTGTAGTTGTTGGGTTGCATTTAAATTATCAAACAGCTGGCCGTTATCATTAAATGAGTTTGATGATCCTTGTGCTATTGCATAGTTTCGAAGAGCATTCCTGGCCAAGTCTCTTTGCTTAATAGTACTATTTTGTAACTCTCTTTGAGATATTGTTGATTCAAATGCTGCATCAAAAAAGGCTGTAGTTATAGCTGTCTGAGTTGAACTTTGTGGAAAGAATGTATTACTATTAAATGGAACTCTGTTATCTGTTGTAACTGGATTAGTTACAAATGGAGATCTTAGGTTACGTTGCTGTTCGGTATTAAACTCAGTTATTCCTAATATGTCTAAAAATATATCAGCAAATACCTTAGTCCAACCATTCTCAATTCCTGTTGTATCACTACCCGATCCTGTACTAATATACGGACTTGGAGATTTATCATAGTGTGCGTTATCTGCAAATCCTGCTGGATTATCATCTCCGGTATAACCTCTATCGTATAATACTGTTTCATAATCAACACGCATAGTATTTTTCATTATACCAGAAGCATCTGATTGATCTACTCTATCATGTTCCCAGCCAGATATAAGAGGATTAACAAGTGTAAAACTAGTAAAATGACTATCAGTATTTTGATGATGTAGTTGGTGTATAGTTATACTATTAAAAAATGGATATGTTTTGCCGGATCTGTTAAAACCGTGTCTATAAGTATTCTGTGGCTCACTATCGTATAAGCCAGTTTGATATGCACGTGGACGAGTTCCTTGATCAGCATAGTTGCCGTCTTCATAATAATATCTATAATAGGCTTCCCACAATAATGTTGTTAGCCCAGCAGCATCATCATGAAACTCAATATTAACAGGATTATAGTTTATTCTTGTTTGAACTACTTTTTTTCTATTATATTGATTTATTGTTTCGGTATTAATATCGTAGTTTGGTAAATCAGCAGATGATGCTAATATATTAAACTCTCGTTTGTTTAATAAGTTACTAACATTGTTTCCTAATGATTGTAACGCTATTGGATTTACATCTATTACAACATGATATAAGAATTTGACTTTAGGCGCAAGTCTAAAGTTATTGCGACGATACAAGTTTGAGGCGTGAGTAAAGTCACCCATTATACCTTTGTTGGTATCAAAATTAGTAAAGTTATCAAAGTTTCTATTTAACGGCATAAAGTATTTATCTTATATTTAAACAGCGCACATAACAAATAAGGAGCCCATTGGGCTCCTTAGAAGTCAAGCAATCTCTTAGTTAGTATTAAAGAGCGGCAGCGCCTGTGGCACCTGTGCCTGTTTCAGTATTTCGATCTTGGAAGTTATTAGGCGTTCCAACACCTACGTTAAGTTGTACAGCATTGTCATATTGAATATTAAGAGCTACTGTCATTGCATCGTTTGCTGAGTAACTCATTGATCCGTAGTCAACACTTGTTAAATAGCAACCATATAGTTCCCAAGTTTCAAGTACAGCTGGAGTATTAGCGCCGTTGCCGCCGTCTAGTACTTCAATACGTTGTGTAAACTTATAGTCTTGTCCTGTAGCAGCACTAGACTGTTCAAAGAAATCAAACTGTTTCTGTAGTTGCTCGCCTACTGAACGTTGTACGTTTCCGTTAACATCGTCACGTAAGTTCATTGTAACTGCTTGCCATTCGTGCTTGCCTGCCATATAAATTTTACTGTTGTAAACATCAATCGGTATTTGTTGGAATGATATATTTGGACGGGTTGCATCAATAACCTGTTTTGTTAATTCAGTTGTGTTGCCTGTAATACCAAAGT